CCAGTAGGAGCAGCAAGTAATGGTTTTGCATTAGCAATGGCCGTTGCATTATAAGGATAAAATATGGCACAAGATTTTAGAAACGTTTTAGTTAGAACAATTGGAACATCAGATACTACATTGTTAGCAGGTGGTAATTACGATGCAGTAATTGGTATTAGATGTTGTAATATTTTAACATCAACTATTGCTGTTGACGTTAAAATTGAAAAAGGCGGAGCTGATTACTTTTTAGCAAAAGGAGTTAGTATTCCACCAAACTCTGCTATTGAATTAATTCAAGGTGGAGCAAAAATTGTTTTAGCTAGTGGTGATACGTTAGAAGCAGTCTCTGATACAGCTAGTAGTTTAGACGTGGTTCTTTCGTACATTGATACAATTAGTTCGTAGGAGGAATTATGACGGCAATAATAAATGGAATCCAATACATTGGAGGTCAAACAGCTCCAGATGAATTTATAAAAAATCAAGCAGCTACCATGGATGGTACACAAACTGTTGAGAACGGAGTTCTTGCAGGTCCTATTACTATACCTGGTACAATAACGGTAACAGGGACTTTAGTAATAGTATAATGTCAAAGATAGAAGTAGATGCAATAGATAAACAAAGTGGTTCAACCTTAACTTTAGGTGGATCGGGCACAGCAGTTACACTTGCGTGCGGCGCTACTCAATCAGGTTTTGGTAGAAATGGATCTGTTAATTGGCAAACTACAATTAAAACAGGAGATTTCACAGCAGTAAGTGGTGAAGGTTATTTTATAAATACAACAAGTGGTCCAATAACAATGACACTTCCAGCTTCTCCAAGTGTTGGGGATATAGTGGCATTTAAAGATTACGCAGGAACTTTTGATAATAATAACTTAACAATTAATAGAAATGGATCAAATATTGTAGGAGGAACAACTAACCCAACAATTTCAGTTGAAGGTCAAGCAGGAACTTTAGTATATGGAGATGCTACACAAGGTTGGCAAATTGTTGAAGCAGCCACTGATGCTGACTTACCAAGACCTTCATTTATAACAGCCACTGGTGGTACAATCACAACTGTCTGTACAAATTTTAAAGTTCATACATTCACTGGTCCAGGCACATTTTGTGTTTCTAGTGCAGGAAACGCAGCAGGTTCAAATAGTGTAGATTATGTGGTTATAGCTGGTGGTGGAAGTGGTGGACATGGATGTAGTGGTGGCGGCGCTGGTGGAGCAGGTGGATATAGAGAATCACCTGGAACAACAACTTGTTATACAGCAAGTCCTTTAGGAGCTTCTCCAGCAACGGCTATTACAGTTACAGCAACAGGTTTTCCAATAACGGTAGGTGGTGGTGGAGCAGCGGTGTCAAACCCTAACATAGGAAATCAAGGTGCTTCTTCAACTTTTTCAACAATAACATCTGCTGGTGGTGGCGCTGGTGGTAGATGGTCTGTTAATACTGCAGGAGCTGGTGGATCAGGCGGTGGTTCAGCAGGTCCCCCTACTACTCCTGGTGGTAGTAATGGTGGAGCAGGTAATACTCCTTCTGTTAACCCACCTCAAGGACAAAACGGTGGAAACTTAGGTTATTGGCAAATGGCAGGTGGTGGTGGAGCTGGCGGAGCTGGAACTCCAGGACACTCACCTTGCGGTACTTGTGGTGGAAGCAATACAAATAGAAATGGTAAAGGTGGTGGTGGAGCTGGTGTAACAAGTTCGATTAATGGCACACCTACGGCAAGAGCTGGAGGTGGTGGAGGAGGATTTTCTTCTCAACCAAGTTTATCTCCTGCTAGTGATTTTGCGCCTGGTGGAACAGGTGGTGGTGGTGCAGGTGGACCTGGACCAAGCCCAGCTATGAATGGAACAGACAACACTGGTGGTGGTGGAGGTGGATCACCTCAACCTAATCCAGGAAATAGTGGAGCTGGTGGTTCTGGTATAGTAATAATAAGGTACAAATTTCAATAATTATGACAAGTACAATTAAAGTAAATACAATAACAACAGAATCAGGATCTACATTAACTGTAGGTGGATGTGGAAAAACTGTTGCTTTAGCATCAGGTGCATCACAAACAGGGTTTGGTAGAACAGGGACTGTTGATTGGCAAACAACTATTAAAACAGGAGATTTTACAGCTTCAAATGGAGAAGGATATTTTGTGGATACATCAAGTGGGGGTGTAACAGTAACTTTACCTTCTTCGCCTTCTGCAGGAAATATAATAGCTGTTAAAGATTATGCAAATACCGCAGATACAAATAATATCACAATAGCTAGAAATGGATCAAATATAGATGGAACAGCTGCAAACGCACTTATTACTAATGAAGGTGGATCAGTTACTTTAGTTTTTGCTGATTCTACAAAAGGGTGGTTGCCTACAGATGCAGCACAAAAATCAGATATAAGTTTTCCTGAGTTTATTCAAGCAACAGGTGGAACAGTTACAACTGTTTGTACTAATTTTAAAGTTCACACATTTACAGGTCCAGGCACATTTTGTGTATCAAACGCAGGTAATGCTGCAGGATCAAATACAGTTTCTTATGTGGTTGTTGGTGGAGGTGGTGGGAGTGAAAATAATGAAGGATCAGGTGGAGGTGGTGCTGGTGGTTATAGAGAATCTAGAGCAGCATCAGATAGTTATACAGCAAGTCCATTAAATGCAACAAGTGGTCCTGGATATAATCTACCAGTTTCTGTTCAAGGTTATGCAATAGCTGTAGGTGGAGGTGGCACCGCAGGAACCGGAGATAATGGTATTGGCACTCCTTGTTCGGCTGCTACATCAGGAGTTGCTTCAAGTTTTTCAACGATATCCTCTGCAGGAGGAGGTAAAGGTGGAAGAGGAAACTCTCCTAATAATGCACCTGCTACGCCACTTTTAACAGGTGGAAATGGTGGTTCAGGTGGAGGTGCTGGAGGTAGAATGGCGTGTACTCCAAGTCCAGGCCCAGCAGCACCCGGCGGAAGTGGTAATACCCCTTCAGTTAGTCCTCCTCAAGGTAACAATGGTGGAAATGGAATGTCAGCAACAAATCCTTCTAACGATAGAGGTGGTGGTGGAGGTGGAGCAACTGCAGTTGGAGCAACAAGTCCAGGTGGAGTTCCTGCCCCTGCAGGAGATGGTGGAGCTGGTGCAACAAGTTCAATTAATGGAACACCGACAGCGAGAGCAGGTGGTGGTGGTGGTGGAGCATATTCTACTGGAACCACTGATGGTGGTGGTGGAGCTGGTGGAGCTGGTGGTGGTGGAACTGGTGGATCTACAACTCCTTCTCCTGGTGGAAATACAGGAACAAATGGAACTGTTAATACTGGCGGTGGTGCGGGTGGAGGATCAGCAAGTCCATCAGGTGTACCTTTTCCATCTTCTGGTTCAGCTGGTGGTTCAGGAATAGTAATAATAAGGTATAAATTTCAATAATTATGACAAGTACAATTAAAGTAAATACAGTAACAACAGAATCAGGATCTACACTAACATTAGGTGGATGTGGAAAAACTGTTGCTTTAGCATCAGGTGCATCACAGACAGGTTTTGGTAGAACAGGAACTGTAGACTGGCAAACAGGAGATATTAAAACAGCAACATTTACTGCGGTAAATGGACAAGGATTTTTTTGTGATACTAATGGTGGTTCTTTTACAGTCAATTTACCTGCTGGGAGTGCTGGTGCCATTGTATCATTACAAGATTATAGAAATACATTTAATACAGATAATTTAACAATACAACCAAATGGTTCAGAAAAAATAAATGGTGGAGCAGGTCCAGTAGTTTTAAGCACGCAAGGTGAAGGAATAACTTTAGTTTATATTGATAGCACAATAGGTTGGAGATCGATTCAAGATAATGATTTTGCTACTGCGGGTTCAAATTTTATACTTGCAACTGGAGGAACGGTCAGTTGTTCAGGAAATTGTAGAATTCATACATTTACAGGACCAGGATCATTTGTAGTTAGTGCATTATCTACAACACCAGCAAATAATGAAATTTCGTATATGATAGTAGCAGGAGGGGGAGCAGGTTCTACAGGTAGTGGTCAACCACCTTCTTATGGTTTC